GCTCATATTTCTGGGACGCTGTCCTTCTTTAAGAAACGATATAGTTTGTTTCCCCTCGCAAGAGCATTTCGAACCAACATGGTTTGCTACCTCCGCCACTTTAATGTCTGGGGAGGGTCGCTTTCGACATACAAGCAGGGCGACTCGCTGGCAAGCGGGTCCTTTTGTGTCGCAGTTTTGTTATTTTCCCTGGCTGGAAAATGACTTGGTGGTGTAATCACTCGCTAGCACGGCTGCCAAATGTTGTGCTCCTATTCGCACCTCCACGAGCATAAACTGTACGTCTTTGATTGCCATGGCTACATCTAACAACCGTAAACCAGAGCCTCCGACCGTATGCAGGTCGGAGGAGGGACCCGGGAGGAATATAAATAAGTTCCCCGTCCCAAAGCACTGCCGCCTTGCGAGCCGCAGTGTCAAAGCCAGCAATCATCGTCAGCACTGTGCTCTCGCCCCCCTGCATCAGGATGAGTTTTACAACTCTAGTGTGGAAGTGGGCTACCACAGTGCGTACGTTGAGTGTGATATTGAAGACCTTGACCGTCTCTTCAATAATAAGATTAAGGTCAGCCCTCTCTCCGTCCAGGCCGCACGTTTTTCGATGATTCGAAGCGAGGTGGTCTCCGGGAAGAGGAAGAGGTGTGGCGGATGTTATGCCCTCATTTGCACTGATTGTTTTGTCGATCAATTCCGCTGTCCCTCGCAGCTGAATGGACACAACGGTGAGTGCACTGGGGATGATGATTTGGATGCGCCAGCAGCCGCAGGACGTTCGAACATCGATCGTGGAATTGCCGCCTTGGCAAATTGCACTGGGATCGGTCCGAACACAAAGTCCCTGGGTGACATCACCTACGACAAGCAACGTGCGTCGAATGCCATGCATTCCAGAAAACGCACACTTGCCGTGGAGAAGGCGAATAATCCGTTCGCCAATAAAGGTGCTAGCTGTGCACCTGCCGCTGCCAATGCAGTGGTGCCTGATCTGTTTGCTCGCAAACCTGCAGTTCAGTCAGCTGCTCCCGCAAAGAAAGAGGCACCCAAGCCAATTGTGAAAACATTGTATTATGACCGTCCGCACGACAGATGGCATAATTTCGATCACAATTATCACGACCGCATTCACCACATTCGTGTTTACAGCTCAACCATCCCAGTTGAGATTAGACAACCGAGTGTTGAGTCGGCGTTTGAGCAGCTTGATGACCTCCCGGAGCTCGACCCGGAACTCGTTGTTGTCCAACCCTACACGAAAGGCCACGCACACTTACTTGTGTGCAGTCTCCAGCGCCAACTGGATGATCGGCTTCGTGAGGACGAAAAATCCGGTACCACTTGCCACTTTGTGCGAGACGGGTACGGATATCGTCGTGTTGAACACGGACGCGAGACCTTGGAGATGCGAACCAGACTACAAATTGGTCGGTACTTCTTCTCGGGTTACAGCGCTTTCACCCCTGCGCCAGTGGTTAACTCCACTGAAAATGCGGTGCCCGATGGTAATGACAATGTGCTCACAGGTTCCGACGACCTTGTTAAGCGCAGACTGTATGTCAAAGTCCCTGCGGCTAGGCTCTCCAAGCCTTCTAGCACGTGGGCGTCTTACCTCGGCGGGCAGTTCTCGGAATTCGTTAACTCTGATGAGTTCGCGGAGTTTCAGGGTTTGCAATTTGCTGGTAGAATGGCCATCGACTCAGTAGGTTGGTGGTACGGCAAACCGCGCGTGGATAATACCCAATGGGATGATGGAGGCGTCAAACGCATCCACAGTCTCACTGGGCTCACGTCGCTTAACAGCAACCTTGACGAGATCAACGCCATGGAGGAGAATGGGTTCAACGCATATAGAAACGTTGACATTTCCCTGTCTGTGTACAACTCGCTTACCATCGGCAAAATGGGTAAGCCGAGTGATTTCACTCAGCAACAGTATGCCTCCCAGGTCCTTACGGCCTTTGGGGCAACTGTTCCCGCTGATGTGTGTATCAACACAGCTTCTTATCATCACCAAGCCTTGCTTGCTGTTCACCATCTCTTTAAGATGCAGAACGGCAATGTCAGAGAGGTGATTGAGAAGAAATAGGGAATGCGAGTTGTACCGGAGGGTATACATTCGATCGACCCATTTAGACTAATTCCTTCAGCCTGTTCATACGTGGCGCCATTCATTTCCAACGGTAAATTCATCCAAATTGCCGGAACTGAAGGGGCGTTCGTGGACGGTAAACTGGGGTTCACACGGGGGGAGGAGAAGCCTGATGGATGCTACAAATCCATGTTCTTCCCGTGTTACGATCATTCTGGTGTGGTGTACCAGAGTGACGATAACGGACTTGAATTGGCATTCAATTACCGTTTAGGATGTGCGAGAATTCCTAAGAGTGACGTCGTCGGCGACTTCACCTCCTATGACGATGGAGTGAACGGCAGCGGGTACCACAACCTGCTCCTCCTCAATCAGGATCAATTCTTTAAACATAACTCAGATATAAGATCATTCAAGACCGGCTTCGAAATCGCAATACACGATTGGTTTGCCGGGATTGGAGATCTTGATGAGCGATTGATTTCCTATGCACAACAACCACACCCGAAGCGCATCCTGCGGATGCGCGCGCTTAGGAGTGTCCTTGAGGGCGGCGACTTCTTTCACCCAACCTTTAACCGAAAGGTGACAGGCAAAGTGAAAAGAGCCGAAATTGCTAAGTTTAATAAGGCTACACGATTGATCAATGATCTCACCTGCGAGGGTAGTTTGCTCGCAGGCTTCGTGACGGACCAGATTAAACAGTGCATGGCAGCCTACACCAAGGATCACTGGTTTCAATTCGTCAAATCCCCAAACTTGACTGAGTTGCAGAGCGTCTTCAGAAAATTGATAGACCCTACTGGTTCCATTTACTTCCCATTCTTCTCTGATGACTCATGTGTCTCAATTAGATGCGTAGATGGTGTCTTCATGGCAAACGTTGATATTAGCTCATGCGATGGATCTCATTCAGGATCCATTTTCGAGTTCTTCCGCGCCGTAACGCAAAAAGACAACCGCTTGAATAGATTCGTGAACGGAGCGATCATGCAATGCCAAATGGCGTTGACCTTGACCTCCGCCGGATCACACGAGTGGGTACGCCTGAAACCCAACGCCCCGACTTTGTACTCGGGGAGTTGCCTCACAACCGTTATCAACAACATCGCTAATATTGCGATCGCCTGCGCCATTAAAACCGCGTATCGTGACGATCTCTTAATGAGCGAATGTGAGAAGCTTGTACGTACCGCGGCTATGACCGCAGGGTATGTGGTCACTGTAGTCGTGTGTGACACATACCATGACCTTCAACTTCTCAAACACTCTCCGTGCATTGCTGAGTGTGGTACCCTTGTACCAGTGTTGAATATCGGAGTAATACTTAGGTCTAGTGGATGTTGCTGGGGCGACCTCCCTACCTACAAGGACCGACAGGTCAGCAAGAAAGCAAAATTGACGTTTGCCGAGCGTGCGTATTTATACAACGTTTCGCAGACGCAGTGCTATTCTAACTGCCCGACTTCCTCTTTCCTCGCCAAGATGAGAGATAAGTACAAATCACCCACCAAAGTTTTTCGTCCGAACAACGCATTCCACTACCTCATCGATATGATTGAGGGAGATTTTAGTGGATACGTAGTTCCCGACGCAGAATTTGCGACCAGATACAAAATATCTGATAGCGATTTTCTCGAGCTTAGTGACACTGTTGCCGACGGTGTCATGTCTAACATTATTGCTTCTAGAGCGATTTTGGCTCTTGACTATGGTTTGTAAATGTCAGTCGCCGCCTTGTGCGGCACCCTAGACCCATCGCCTTTCATCAGGCTGCTGGAGTGGTCTTTAAATATGTCTAGTAATCTGCCGACCCCGCAGAGATATGGC